ATGAAAAGTATGACAGCAGTATTGAGTATTGTGCTCGCAGGAACGTTATCAGGGTGCGCAGCAGTCCAATATAACGATGGTGAAAAGGTCAGCATTCAGGCTGATGCGTGGTACGGTCTCGATAGTTTGCATTCTACGGCCGTTAAAGCCTGTCAGCAGTATGGCAAATCAAAAGCAGTATATGTCCATAGCGCAAATATGAACCCGAATTTGCCGAAGGGCAGCGGGGTACAAAATACCATCTGGAAATGTGAGCCATGATGAGGCCGGGTTGCTGAATCTGTGCCAGACAGAAGGGGATATTCGGCGCGTAAGGCAGGGAATAAGAATGCCGTTCCGGTACGGTTTGCTGAATATCGGCTATGCAGTAGTTTGCCAGATATTTAGTCGCCGGTGCCGCAGCGGCATTGCCGTCTTTAGTGTAGGCCAAGACGGATCAGTTCAACGGGTTCGAACTTACCTTCATTCCCTTCAACTTCAACGGTTTTGCTGCGACGTAATTGGGCGGGGGTGAGTCCACTGGCGTGGATAGCAACAATTTTACCCGTTTTACCTGTCCCATTAATCATCACCTGGCTTCCGTTGGTAATAGGATTGCGGTTACGATCGTAAGTGACCATGGGTATTTCTCCTTTTTTCTCTGTGCATCAAAAAAAACCGTATTGCGTACAAGGCCGGGCCCTGGCAACGGACGTAATATAAATACGCCTTTGCGCCTGTCATGTTTTGAGTTTGATCAATGTCACACTTTTTAGCCGTTAAGAGGCGACTCTTCTCCGGGTGAGCGGTATTTTAATAGTTAAAGAACGCATAACACTTACTTTTTTATAAATAAACATAATATCAGCGTGTCGCTTTTTATCTGTTGATAGCGATAAACGCGAATATTCTGTTGAACTAATAATCGATACCGCCCTGGGTAATTTCCCGGATAAACCCATGGACCTTCTGCAGGTTATTCGTCCCATCCCTGGGACTCACCCCTTCGGGGCCGACGTCAACGTCGTTCAAAAACGCTCCGGGCTTTTTTGTCCATGCTGGCGGCCCCGGCTCAGCGATTTTCAGCCGCGCCAGCCCCCTGCGGCATGTCCCGTTATTCCATGCTGACCATTCCGCCGCTGAAAAACCTTCAGCAAGGATATTGCAGCGTGACGGCCACGGAAGGGCCGCGCAATGCCGGGGGCAGCCGACCTTAAACGATCGGCATTAATCTGCGGGTGGCTTGATTAACAGCTGTAACAAAATGGCTTTCCCACCTTAGCGAAGATCTGGCCCGTGAAAGTGTCCACCACCAGGACTACCGCCGGGTCCGCCTCCGTGGCCTCCCGGCGGAAGGATGCATCCGGAAAGAGACATGGTTCCACAGAGCACAAAAATGACAAGGATAATTTTTTTCATAATAAACTCCTGAACTGGCGAGCCTCAATTCCAAACCAAAAATGTGATTATTTTATGGAGAATCAATAATTCCCCTTCGCGACACACCTTAATTCGGAATATTCCATGAGGAAGCCTGGCCGCGAGGTCATCAAAGCGATGTGTTGACCTGAGTGATATTTCTGCTGATTCACCGAAGGGGTGTCCAACACCGCTATTCTTCTGTTGAGAATCGACAATTGGCTCTATCGCGGGGCATGAGACCTGGAAGACTAGCTCTCACGCTGTGCCTGAGGTCGGTAGGACGGCAGAGCTTCCGCGAAGGGCGGCGATAATCCTCCCCACATCGTACCGAAGTACGGCATAGCGCCAGGCACCGCGTCCGAACCGAGTCGTTATGACGAAAAAATGTGGGATCTTACCGCCAGCAGAGAGAGAGCATTGTCAACGCAGGAAAGCTTTCGAAATTCGGTGGCGGGAGCGGTAGTGCGTGGTCATGCACGATGCCATTACGCCATCGAACGACATGCATTTATCTTGAATAATCCGTGAGGAGGGTCTGTTTAAAAATACGCCGGCTAGCAATGTGAGCAAAAAAGCTAGCAACGGAATAGCTATATGGGTTTTCACTGGCAAGGAATCCGATATCGCGAATAATGCTGAATAATCTACACCCTCAGTATGAAGGTAAAGTGACGATCCTCGTTGCCATCAGGGGGCCGGGTACGGCGGAAGGAATGAATTTCTCACAATGAAGCTAATACTATGTTCGGAAAGCTAAAAACGGAACGCCCCCTGGTGCAGTCAGCAACAGGGGGCGGTTACGGGTGGGGGTTATCGTCGTTCATCAGTCATCCCATTTGTGGCTTAGATACGCGGCAAGAAAACCAAAGAACAGAATTGTTCCCAGTACTGCCATAAATACATGCATATTATCCAGCTTAATCGCATCCCATTGAACTAATTGAAATTAATTTTCTTAATTTTTTCTTTGGGGCACCCATGGGGCACAGCGGTTGGCAACGTGCTGTTCAGCAGCTCTACCTGGTTGCGGTCCATCCCTCCGATCCATTTTGAGTAAATCTCATAAACCATCTTGGCATTTTCGTGCCCGAGCTGGCTGGCAATGAATGACGGGTTCGCACCCGCAGTTAATAACCAGCAGGCGAATGTATGTCTCGACTGATAAGGCCGGCGAGGTCTTATGCCGGCTTTCTTTAAACCGGCGTCCCAACTGTAGCCCAGGGAGGACTTGCTGAAACTAGTGGCCTTTGTCCGGGAACGAGCGCCCGGGATAAAGACAAACCGTAAATTCTGCTGCTCAGTTAAACCATATTCCCGGTGGTTGAACGTGATTTCTGTTTTGCGGAGTGCCCCTGTTTTCTGAAACTGAAGCCGAAGCGCATCCACTGCAGGCTGTAATAGGGTGACAGTCCGATTACCTGCGTCAGTTTTAGGTGGGACGAATAGCCCTTCGTTGGTTTTGTTTCTACAAACGTGGATCTCTCCTCGTTCGAGGTCTACATCTTCCCATGCAAGCGCTGACAGTTCGCCGTGACGAAGTCCCGTGTGGATTGCTACTGTCCATAATAATGCTGCAGGAGGTGGCAGCGCTTGGATGAAGGCGTAGTATTCGTCATGCAGTAGCGGATCTGGCTCTTTACGCGACCGCTTCAGCATTTTTAAACCTTCATGCGGTGTGTGGCTGATGAAGTTACTGCGTTGGGCCAGCTTAAGCATCTCCGTTAGCGTGTTCATCAGCCCGTTAACGGTGGATACTGCCCGTCCTGTTTTATTAAGCCAGGGGGAGTGTGGTGATACTGACTCTCCGGTCAACAGCTGATTTCGATAATTCAGCAGGTCACTATGCTGAATGTCTGCAATATGGGTATTGCTTCCGACCACGGTCTTCAGGGTTTCTAATCTGGAGGCTATACCGCGATATGACGCTAAGGATACCTCAAGCTTCTTTGCTTTGAGGTATGTTTCGCACAGCTCGCCATATGTGCGGATCATTTTCGTTGTGGTGAACTTTTTTATTGCATTCGACTCCGGGAAGTGTTCCGCGTAGTCAAATTTTCCCTGTTGTATTTCACTGACGATTAAAGCACGGAGATTGCCTGCTTTACGAATATTGCTGTTTGAAACAGTCCAGCCCCGTAAAACTTCGCGGCAACGGATGCCGCGATACAGAAAGCTAATTCTTATTCCCTTTCCATGCAGCTCTACGCCAGCAGGCATATTCATTAAGTTTCCCCGACGAGCCTATTAATCCTGGTATAGTTGTAGAAAAGCGTCACTCTTCCTTCTGAGGCTTTTGGATCCGGCGGATGCTTCTTATAATGAACACCCTCAATCCATCTCCCCTCCCGGTAAGATTTAATTTGCCGGGGAGTCATATACATCTTCGCTACTATTCCCTTTTCCATCACCCATTCATCTTCTTGAGCAATATCGGCCATAAATAACCTCATGGCCGGGAAACTATAATCAGTATCCCGGCGTAATGTTGATTATTGGGAATCATTAAGTGCGTACGGTCGTATTCGGCGATCGCTTCCATAGCTTCATCAGCGGTATACAAAGAGTTAGGGTGATTAATTGCATTGATGAAGTCGTCTCTGTCGCGCTGACGGTGCCTTAACTCCAAATCTGCGATTTGTTGGCGCAAATTCAGTTTTATAACGAGATTTTGCTGGCGCATGGCAATCTCTTTCTCCAGTATTTCTACCAGCTCAATCGTTTCTTCAGGAGAAAGATACTCACCACATTCAGCGTGGATTCTGGCGCTCTGGCATAGCTTGGTAATATCAGTCATTCCAGGCCTCCAGCTCGTTTTGAATCTCTTCGTCGATCTCATCGTTGGTGACTTCTTCATTCAGACAGTCACGGGCTTCTTTGAGATACACTTCGCGACGCTTCCGGTACCATTCTGAGAACTCAGGAGTCCAGCCTTGTAGAGACCCGTCAAAGTCAACTTTGGCATTACGTTCAGCCATGCTCTCTACCATGCTATAAGCAGTGGTGAGCGCTGCCTCTCGGATAAATCCCCGTAGATCACGCTTACGCCAATACGGATTCACCTTTGAGTCGCACAGAGGTTTAAATTCGACTTCCCAGCGGCGGATGCAACGTGCGTTTAGTGATTTGCTCATCGTATGGCCTCTCTGATCAGGTGTTTATATGCTCGAAGAGCGTGTTTTGTTTTCCCGCTCAGGATTGTTCGCATAATGAAGAAACCGCTGCTTCTACTGGCCATATCTGGAGTAAGGAACAGAGCAATATCAATCACCCGGTTGTGTCGTCTGAACTCAAAAACCGAGCTGGTCACAGTGACTGTTGAAACAGTTCCCTGATCGTTAAATTCGATTTTCATTATTTCTGCTTCCTGTCTTTAAGTTGGTTGTATTTTTCGTGGCTCATTACTTTCCAGCATTCACCATCATCTTGTGACAATAAACGCCACTTCCGGCCAACCTTTAAACTTAAGTTTCCACACTTAATTCGGCATGGGTTTATTTTGCCACTGGCATACATTTTCAGAATAATCGATGCCTTTTCATTAATGTGGGGAGGAATGCGGTTAGATGTTATAATAATTTTTCACCTACCAGCGTTTATTGCTCATATAGCCCGGTCTGGCTGGCAATGATTTACTAAATGTAGAGATAGAGGCAGAGAGGGCGTTTTTCTGCTTTTCTTTCTCATTGCAAGTCGTGCATAAGTATATTTCTCTCCGGTAGGCACCTTTACCCGAGGGGCGGTATTGTAGCTCTTCACGCGTAAAGGTTCTGCCGCAGCCGTAGCAGCGAATTTTTGATTCTTCCATTTATATGACTCCGGGTGTTTTTAGCTTGTGTTTATACCTGCCAGTTAAGGCATTAAGTATAATGATGATTATTAAAACGAGACTTCAGTGTTTATTTTATATTGCGCAGTAAGTGAATCTGCATCGACGGAAATTAAGTCTCCGTACATATCATGATTTAAAATAATATCTCTAAATTTAAGACCAGACAGCGCATCTACGCGGCCACAAAACATGTTGTCCTCTACGTGTTTTGCAGAATTATGGATATCCTTCATGGACGCCATAGCCTGTGCCCACATGTTTCTGTTGCCAATAAACTGCGCAATGGCGAGCTTACTTTGAGCTGCCTGAACGCGAGGATTATGTTTCGGTAAACTAGCCATTAAACACCCCCGTAACGTGGAGAATTTTGATAATCACAACTGGCCAGATAACCAGCATGATGAGTAGTAAAATCACAAGAGAACGAATGCCATTTCTACTCATTTTCCACCCCAGCACTGAAAGCTTACCCAAGAGACTGCGACCAAAAGCAATGCAACCTTTATGCAGAACCGGCGCCAGGATGGCTTGTCTTCTTCTCTGATCATCTCCTCACCCTCATGTGTATTTGAGTACCGAACAGACTTTGCAATGCAGTGCCGGGTGCCTCCCGGTGATACCAGCCAGTTAACAACTGGTATCGGCAGCTTTCTTTCCACCCCACTTCTGGAAACAAGTGGTACCGCTTTAACTGAACCGCGTGCGCATAGCCGCATTCACTGCATTGCAAAGTCTGTTATTTGCCTGTCTTTTCACCACTTCAGGCTCGGTGGATCCTGGTCATTCCCCAACAACAAGGATTCGGATAATCTGGATATCCCCAACGACAATGGAGTTTTAAAATGTTTGCTGAGTTCTCGGCGGCAATGGCTGCCATAAAAGAAACCACGACCCTTGTAAAAGTATTTTCAGATGCAAAAACAGAAGCTGAAGTTAATGCTGCAATAAATGATTTGGTGTCAAAACTTACGTCTGTACAGCGCGAATGCATATCTCTCGTTGAGCTTGCACGATCGCTCCAGGAAGAAACCGTAACGCTCAAAACAAAAATTGCAGAGTTCGAAGACTTTAAGGCTCAGTCTGAAAGTTATGAGCTTCACAAAATGGAAAGTGGAACGTTGGTGTATTCGATGCAAACTACAGTTGATGGCGCTAAGTTTTTGGTGAATGCCTGCCCACATTGCTTTCATCAAAAGAAAATATCGATACTTCAGCCGGGCACGGAAAAGAGTGTTAAAGGGTATTACTGGGTTCATTTTTGTCCGTCCTGTAAAAGTGATTTCAAAATGGATAAAACCCCTGCCGCGAGCACTCCAAAAGATATAGCTCGCCGCCTTCCAGGTGGTTCGAGCTGGTAGTCGTTAGAGATACCTAGATTGTTAAAGAGCTAAGCGTCCTTCGGGGCGCTTTTTTGTGCCTGTAACGCTGGCCAGCGGAACGTTTAACCTATCGCACCGTTGTGTCGATGTACTTATGGTGAGCTACAGGCTAAATAAAATCAACCAAAAGATAAGTCAAAGGCTAAAAAAATACCGCCAATCGGCGGCATTCTTTTGAAATTGAAGTGAATTTATTTTTCTCTGGTAGTCGGATCTACGTTATCAGAGTAAAAATCTTTGAGTTTTTGTAGCCGCATCTGGAATGCAGCCAGCATGTTGCGCCTTTCGATAGGCGGCAATTCGCGGAAAACTTCAATAAGTGCAATTTCGTCTTCGGTGTATGTCCCGCCGAGTTCCTCTGCTCCTGTAAGTATCCATGAGAGCGAGGTTTTAGCGGCCTTAGCTAGTTTGGCTGCTGACTCCTTGCTAATGGTTTCCCTCTTAAACCAGTTGGTTACAGAGGTAGGACTAACTCCCGCAATCCTCGCCATTTCTGTGCGAGACCAATGATTCAGTTTCATCAGCTCATCAAGTCTTGCGGCAAGCGTGCTTTGTGGCTTTGCGCCTGATTCATGCTGGGTTTCTGTCTTCATAGCAACAATTGTAAGCCACTGGCTAAAACAATAATAATTTCTTGTTGTTGATTTTTTTTAGCCATTAGCTCAATATAATTGCACAATGGCTAAAACGAGAGGTTCACATGTCAGGTCTTGATAAGGCAATTACAGCTGCAGGTGGCAAACGTCGGCTTGCACTTGCCTTGAATATTAAACCGTCGTCGCTGAGTCGATGGATCCATAAGTACCAGGGGCAGGTTCCACCAAAGCGCGTAATTCAGGTTTATGAGGCAACTGGAATTACTCCGCATGAGTTGCGTCCTGATCTTCACCCAAACCCAACCAGTGGCCTTCCAGAGAATGATACGGCTACAGCACAGAAGGAGTCTGATTGATGGAAATCAAACACGAGCATGTAGAAATGGCCTTGCTGGCCTGGGCTGCTGAAGTCGGTCAGGCATACGCAGCCAACGCGATTACTGAAGAATACGTGCGCTCAGGTGGGGCTGAGCTTCGCCTGGTACCGGGTAAAGCATGGGCCAATCAGCAGAACATCTTCCATCGCTGGCTGAAGGGAGAGACCGAACAGCAGCGCGAGAAAATCCGTCTTCTGCTCCCGTCAATCCTGCGCGTTCTGCCGCGTGAAATCCGTCATCGTCTGAGCATCTACGACACGATCGAGCGTCGGGCATTGCTGGCGGCCCAGCATGCCATCGGAACGGCTATTGATGCGCACGACGACGCTATTGAAGCCATATACAGCAAGGCGTATCAACCCGGTGCTGTTGAAGTAACTAAATACCACTGATCCGGAGGTGACTATGTGTAACCCATCTGCTGCTGAGCTTATTGCTCGCCTCAAAAAGGCGTACCCGGCTCATGTGCCGGCCGACCGGCCATCAAATAGCATCCTGAAGCCTGGGGCGCGGTTTAAGCACGGACGCAGGGGCTACATGGTGACAGTCATCATCGCGACTGAGAAAGACGTTTCATACCGGAAGGCATGCGGGACTGCTTGCTGGATGGGGTTACGTGAATTTTTACGGCAACACAATGAGGTTTCGGTATGAACAATCAGGTCTTTGACATTGTTCAGGCCATGTCGGGGCAGGGGAATTGCATCACGATCCCCGGACCGTATCTGGATTTCTTTGCTGGGGACAGGCAACAGCATTTGCTGGCGGCGATTTTGAATCAGCTGGTGTTCTGGTCGGGTAAATCAAGCCTGGACGATGGCTGGTTTTACAAAGAGCACGCAGCACTGGCGAAAGAGATTCGCGCTAAAGATGGCGACGTGGTCCGGAAGGCTATGTTCAAGATTACAGAGGGGTACCTGTCGGGGGTAATTGAGGAAGAACTCAGGCAGGTAAACGGCACACCGAAGAAGCATTATCGGGTCGATCAGGATGAGCTAATTGCCAGAATATTCCCTCAAGGGGCTAATTCCACTAAACCATTGAAAGTAGTGGAAACGGCCCAAGAGCCGAATGGATATGGCTTAAGAGCCGAATCGAAGCAAGTAATTGAAACCAATGGAAACGGCTCTCAAGCCGAATGCATTCGTCCCAAGAGCCGAATGGAAACGGCCCAAGAGCCGAATCCTGGAAACGGCTCTCAAGCCGAATCCTATCTCTATACAGATCTTAAAAACAGATCATTACATACAGATCATAAAAACCACGCGGGAGAGATTTCTCCTGTGGATAACTTTGCTGATTCAGTTCCGAAAACTCGCCTCCCGGGGATGGCTCTCCCGGACGCTACTGAAGACAGCAATCTGGCCACCGATGACGATTTCGATCTCGCGATGTGGTTCTGGTCGACCATCGTCGAGATGTACGAACGCGCAGCAGAATTTGATGGCTGCCTGGCAAAACCGAGAGAACCTAATTTTGTTCGCTGGGCCCAGGAGGTTCGCTTGCTACGCCAGGAGCACGGCTGCAACCACGACCACATCCGCACCATGGTTGAGCGTATTCAGCGTGATCACTGGTGGTGCGAGAAAGTTCAGAACATACCAACCCTGCGCCGGAAGTGGCCTGAACTGGTGCTGAGCCTGTGCCCGGCAAACCTGTCAACCGGCGGGGGCTCATTCGGCATGGGAAAACTGGATACCAACATCCCGAAAGGCTTTCGGGGCTAAGGATTTTTTCATGAAAACGACTAAATCGAAAAAAACACAGTATCGCGGTGAAATCCCAATGCTCGAATTTATCGCGGCCAATCCCGATATGACAGCCGCAGAAATTGCCAGCGCATTGAACCGCGGCATGCCGTCAGTGTCCGGGCAGATCCGTCAGTTGCGAGGGATGCACCGCATCATCCCGGGCGGTCTCCGCAATGGAGCGACCGTTTGGCGTGTTAACGACATGCCGTTTGGGTGTAGCAACCGGGAACGTCTGATGTTTGAGACTCTCCTGAGAGAGCACCGAGGGATTGCGAGATGAAATTACCTGTATGCCCCAAGTGTGGCGCTGCTCCGGAATTTCACTGGAAAGATTACCGGTTTGGATCCTGCTCAGGAGCTCTGAAATGCCCGTATGACCACTATCGCGTTCAGGAAAGCTACTGGGCTGGTAGTCGGAAAAAAGCGAAGCAAAACCTCGAAGAAAAGTGGATAGCGGAAACTGGAGTGAAAAATGGCTAAAAATTCGATCGACGCATACGGCGCCAGCGGCAAAACGAACGTCCTGATGTTCGAGCCGGAAAATCTACACCTGGTGACCGACAGGGCGCACCCGCTTTACGACGAGCGTATACACCTGCCGATTAACGATGCGATGGTGCTGAACATTATGGATCAGGGCGTACTGGAGCCGATCATCGTCTGGAAAGACCCCGAGACTGGCAAATCCTGTGTAGTCGATGGCCGTCAGCGCGTACGCCACACACTGGAGGCTAACAAGCGCCTGGCAAAAGAGGGCAAAGCCCCGCTACTGGTTCCGGCGGTCACTAAGCGTGGCTCTGCCGTTCGCATGGCACAGGCGATGGTTTCAGCTAACGAAATACGCCAGGCCGACACACCGCTAGGCAGAGCCAAAAAGATGGCTGATGCACTTGAGCGCGGGCACGACGAGCAAGACCTTTCCCTGATGTTCGGCGTCAGTGTCCCCACTGTACGCGCTACGCTCTCCCTTCTGGATGCCACTCAGGCAGTCAAAGACGCGGTAGAGTCCGGCACAGTGACCGTTACCCAGGCACGTCAGTTGGTATCACTGGATCCCGAAGAGCAGCGTGAAAAAGTGGCAGAAATCGAAGCGGCGACCGCCGGCACTACCGGTCACGAAAAAGCGCGTCGTCAGCGCGCTGTGCTTGGCGAAACTAAGCCTCGTCTCAAATCACGCAAAGAAATTACCAAAGCCCTCGAAGGTGCCAGCGGCGATTACGCTGATGCTCTGCGCTGGGTGCTGGGGGAGGCTCTATGAATAACGACGGATTAACACTTAACCAACTGGCAGAGCGTAACGCAGTGCTGGTTTCTGAGGTCGAGAAATTACGTACTGAACGTGAGCAGCTGGCTGCGGAGAATGTGGGGCTGAAGGCAGCATTTAGCCCGGAAGAAATTCCAGCTGAAGCTGTCGACGCGTTCATGGATACCGCCGTCATGGACCACGACTGGAATGATACTTCCGAATGGTCGTGGGTTGAGAACGAAACCGAAGTTATCCGTGCTGTGCTGGATGCACTTAAACCAGAAACCCCCGCCACCGATCGCATCGTAGCCGGGATTAAGGCTGATGCTCTGCCTGACAATATCGCTGAAATCATCGATAGCGGAGACCTGGAAACTATCTGCTATGAATCTGAGCGCTCGTACGCTGAAGATTTCCGCCTGGCGCTCTATAACTTCCGGCAGCTGCGCGGGGGGGCCAAATGAGCAAGTACCACAAAGGCGCAATTTATCTCCGCAAGATGAAGCCCAGCGACAAGTCTAACGACTTTCGTACCAGTATGCGTATGGCGCTGTTCAGTGACAAAAAAGCCTGGAAGCGTCCCGAAGAGATTAAGCCAGTTGTTCTTGTCCAGCACGGTATGAAATGTGTCGTAAGCGTGTTCATGAACATGGATGACGCCACCGGGTGTCTTATCAGCGGAGCGTTTGAAAAACGGGCGCGTAATTCACGGCACAATCCGCGCCGGGGCATGCGTTACACCAAAGGCGATATGAAAAAGGCTTTCCGTAAATGGGCGTTCAAACACAAACAGGAGCGTGCCGCATGACAACTGATATCACCGAACTGGCGCAGAGGCTGAACATCTGCGCAAAGGAAGGCACCTATCCGGTCCTATCGCCTGCTGATTGTGGTGCGTTGGTAGAGGCGCTGGAGAAGGCGCAGCGCTATATCGAAGAATTGCGGGAATGGAATGCGGGGCTTGCGCAAGAGTCTTTCGAGCGACAGCAGCGCATCGCCGAGATGGAG